TAACATCCTGTTGCGCAGATTCATCAGCTAGGTCCCTGACATTGCGTAATAACGATTCAGCAGCCGCAATTGATGAGACTTCAAAGAGAGGTAGTAAGAACACAGAAAGTTGTCAATCAAGCGTATATCAGGCGCGCCAACGGTATCCAGCAAGACATTGAGATATCAAAACTGATGCTGGTTAAGATAGAGCAGCAAGAACGTGATGACGAGAGTGCTATAATAGCGTTGTTATTGATGTGAGTACTGACATGCTTAAACAGGCCGTTGATATTTATAGAAGCTGTGATTTTTGCCTACGAGGTCACGGTGTATATCCGACAGGTGAAAAACGTCAGATCATTGGAGACCCGGACAGCATGACTGATGTCATGATTTGCGAGAAATGCAAAGACAGGTTGAAAGAGGAATAATCATGGACGTAAGATGTTGCTGTAATGCAGATAACCTGATGGGTGAACTTCCTGAGGGGTTACCGTATCCAATACGAGAGCTAGACGATGGGACATTTGCCTATATTGCTCATTCTCTGCCAGAGGGGGTAAGGGCGGTTCTTGAGGAAATGCCACACAAGAGGGGCAAAAGAAAGACATGGAGAAACAAGAAATAATTGAGCAAGGGAAGTAGCAGAAGAAAGCAAGTTGTTTCATCTGAAACATATCAGAGTAATTGGGATCGGATATTCAATTCAAAATGGAAATATAATGTAAATGGGCAACCCTCATCCAAATCCAGAGAACCAGTTCAAGAAAGGACACCCAGGAGGCCCTGGAAGGCCCAAGGGAAGCCGATCTAAGCTATCTGAAGCATTCCTTAAGGCTTTATCCGATGACTTCACAGAGAACGGCTTAGAGACTGTGGAGAAAGTCAGGAAAGACAAGCCAGATGCTTACCTGAATGTGATTGGCAGGCTCATGCCCAAGCTAATGGAGTTGACGGGTTCTGATGGTGAACCTTTAGTGCATAGGGTTGAGCGGGTCATTGTCGATCCTGCAGATACAGACAGCTAGAGCCTTCAAGCCACTACTGGCCCCAGCACGATACAAGGGCGCTTATGGTGGCAGAGGCAGTGGTAAGTCTCACTTCTTTGCAGATAAGCTAGTCGATGACTCAATGGCTGAACCTGGTGAGAGTGGGGAAGGGCTTAGGTCTGTTTGTATTCGAGAGGTGCAAAAGGATCTGGCCCAGTCTGCCAAACTCCTCATAGAAACCAAACTCAAAGCCTTCAAACTCGGTGAGGCCCAAGGATTTAAAGTCTTCAGAGATGTTATTTCTACACCTGGCGATGGCATCATCATATTCAAGGGCATGAACGATTACACTGCTGATTCGATTAAGTCATTGGAAGGATTCAAGCGTGGTTGGTGGGAAGAAGCCCATACCGCGACAAAGCACTCACTGACCCTATACCGCCCCACATTACGAGCTGATGGTTCAGAGCGTTGGTTTAGCTGGAATCCACGCAGAAAGACTGATCCTGTTGACGTTCTGTTCAGAGGTCCGGAAAAACCTAGTGGCTGCATATCTGTAATGGTTAGTTGGCGTGATAACCCTTTCTTTACCGATGAACTCGAACAAGAACGCACCGACACCGAACGTATCAGTCCTGATCAATACCCACACGTATGGGACGGTGATTATGTATCTGTCATTGAAGGCGCTTACTACGCAACGTATCTGATAGAAGCACGTAAGGCAGGGCGCATCGGTCATGTGGCTGCAGATCCGTTAATGACCTATCGACTGTTCTTTGATATTGGAGGCACCGGGGCTAAAGCTGATGCTGTTACGATATGGGTAGCACAGTTCGTTGGTCGTGAGATACGGGCATTAAACTATTACGAGGCAGTCGGTCAACCACTGGCTACACATTTGAACTGGATGCGAGAGGAGGGCTATAAGCCGGGCAATTCACAAGTATGGCTACCGCATGACGGCTCTACTCACGATAAGGTCTACGATGTCAGTTATGAGTCCGCCATCAAGGCCGCAGGATACGATGTAACGGTCGTTACCAACCAGGGCAAGGGTGCGGCCAAGGCCAGGATTGAGAGCGGCAGACGCTATTTCACATGGATATGGTTTAACGAAGACACGACAGCAGGTGGTCTTGAGGCGTTGGGGTGGTATCATGAGAAAAAGGACGAGTCCAGGGATATTGGGCTTGGTCCTGAACACGACTGGTCATCACATGCAGCCGATGGATTCGGCTTGATGTGCATTGTTGCGGAGAGCATTTTCAATGAAGACGAAGACATGCCAGCACTTGAATACGATCTAAGGGGAATAGTGTAATGTGGAAAAACATCAGGTGTTATATTCTGGGTCATGTATTTGATAACAAGTCTGGGATGGTCATGCACCACATAATGGATGATGAAGTCTGGTATGAACGAGACTTGGACTGCAGATATTGTGATAAAAAAATAACTGAAGTAGTTTCGTGTAGGCAGGTAATTAATGCCTGATACCGTTGCTCTAAACTCAGCCATAGACTCCTACGAATCACAGGCTCACGGTTCTGGGTCTGATGGTGGTGAGCTTGCGAACATACGTTCCTTATCCCTTGACGCATACGCCGGCAAGAATATTGAACCAGCACCTGAAGGACGTTCACAGGTGGTTGACTGGACCGTATTTGAAACCATTCAATACATACTGCCCTCTCTTTGTAGAATCTTTGCTGGCGGCGATAATGTGGTTGAGTTTGAACCCACTGGTGAGGAGGATGAGGACGCGGCCGAGCAGGAGTCTGAGTATCTTAACTATCTGGTCACACAGAAAAACAACTGGTTCCTGACGTTTCTGACATGGGCGCAAGACGCACTGCTCACAAAGAACGCCTATTGTCTTGCTTTTATGGAAGACAAGCTGGACGTAGAGCTTGAGAAATATGAGGGTCAGACTGAAGAACAAGTCGCATTGCTTATGGAGGAAGACCCCGAAGTCACGGGCCATGAGCAGTACGATGATCCTGATGATGAGGGACAGATACTTGACCCGGATACCGGCGAGGTCATTCAGGATGAGGCTACCCTGTTGGGTGCGTTGCTGATCTATGAGACTCAGGGTAGAGAGCCTGAGCGACAGTTCAAACAGCTATTCGATATTGAGATACGGCGTACCAAAAGGCACAAGCAATTACGCTTTAAAGTCTTAGCCCCTGAACGCTGCAAGATCGGTGAGGATACCCCGGACTTTACTCTGGATGAATGCAATTACTTTGAATACGAAGAACTGACGACCATCTCCGAACTTCGCAAAGACGGCTATGACGTTGATGACGATATCTCTGACGATGGCTATACAGCTACTCAGGAGGACACCTCAAGAGATGAGGACATCGCTCAGGGTCTTGATATAGACAGCACAGATCCTGCTATGCGGCAAGTCATGGCACGGCATATCTGGATTCGCCATGATTACGACGAGGATGGTATTGCGGAATTACAGTATGTCTTGAGGGTGGGTCACGAAATACTGGACCGTGAGGAACTTAGCCATATTCCTGTGTCGTGTTTGGTTGGATATATAAACACGCACCGACATATTGCTCCCTCAGTAACTGATTTAACCTTCGACATTCAACGCATCAAGACGTTTATTCTCAGGGCTGGTCTGGACTCTCTTGGTTTATCGGTTAAGCCCCGTCATGCAGTATCAAACAAGGTCAATCTGGATGACCTGATGGTTTCAGTTCCGGGCAGTGCCGTGCGGTTAAAAGAGGGTGCTATGCCGGGAGAGGGACATATTATGCCCCTTGTAACGGAGTTCGTATTTCCACAAGCTCAGGCCGGTCTTTTGCACATGGATACCGTTACCGAGACTCGTGTCGGTGTGACAAAGCAGTTTGCAGGCATAGACGCTGGTGCTAATAACGACTACAACCGTATTGGTCAGCTATCCACAATGGCCGCTCAGAGAGTGGAACAGATAGCCCGTATTATGGCTAACGGGGTTGAAAGACTGTTCTTGTTAGCTCATGAACTCATCATCAAGTCAGGCCATCAGTCACAATCCATTAAGCTAAGAGGCGAGTGGGTTAATCTCGATCCGAGTCAGTGGAAGACCGGCCGGGACATGCGAGTGGTTGCACCGTTTGCTGCCGGTAACAAGGACTCACTGGTTCAGCGCATTATGTTGCACATGGGCGTACACGAAAAAGCTCTTGCCGGTGGTCTTCCGATAGTGGATGCTGACGACTCTTATAATCTTGCACTAGAGCTTGCCAAAGCGACTGATCTTGCTGGCAATAAGATCTAT